AGTCTCGAGAATTTGGGCTTACTCCCGCTGCTAGAACAAGAATCACCGTTGCCAAGGAAGAAAATGCTGGCCAAGGACTCACGGCAAGATCAATTATTGAAATCGCAAGGCGACGGTCAAGCGGTTTGGCTTGATGCTGGCGCGATTGAATTAGCCGAAGCATTAATATCAAAGCTCACGCTCACCAAGGCGACGCGCTCGGGCGGCCCGGAGCCGTTTGAGCTGCTGCCGCACAGCAGGAAGCTAATTGCGAACCTGCTTGGGTGGAGGCGCGCCGACGGCCGCCGCCTGTATCGCAAGGCGTTTGCGAGCATGGGGCGCAAGCAAGCAAAGACCCAGACGGTAGCTGCTCTCGTCGTCTGCGAATTTTTTCTATCAGAGGAAGAGAACCAAGAAATTTACATGGCGGCCAAAGACCGTGATCAGGCGTCTATTTGCTTTGACGCCGTGGCCGACATGATAAGAACCTGTGATGATTTGCGGTCGATGGTTACTTTCACCGAGTCTCGCAAGCTAATCCGGCACAACGAATCCGGTTCAATCATTCGCGCCTTGTCGAGCGACGGCGCCGGGAAGCACGGCTACAACCCATCGCTGGTGGTGTTCGACGAACTCCACGCCTGGGGCATCGCCGAGCAGGAGCTTTACGACGCGCTGACGACCGGCAGCAAGAGCCGTCGCAATCCGTTATGGGTGACGATTACAACGGCGGGCAGCAATCAGGAATCCATTTGCTACCGCGAGTACCAATACGCCAAGCGCGTGGCCTCCGGCGAAATCCAGGACGAAAGCTACTTTCCCCTGATCTACGAAGTCCCAATTGACGCCGACTGGACCGATCAGAGCCTGTGGCCGCTGGCGCTGCCGACGCTGGGCGTGCTGCACGACATCCGCGACTACGAAGAGGAGTTCCGGCAGGCCTTGGCGCGGCCCGAGAAGCAGAACACGTTTCGGCGGCTGTACCTGAACCAGTGGACCAGCGCCACGACGACATGGATACCGCTCCGCGACTGGGACCAGTGCATGGACGATTTTCCAGACTTGGCCGGCGTGCCGTGCTGGGGCGGGCTGGATCTTGCCGCGGTGCGCGACCTGACCGCATTTGCACTGTGTTGGCCGTATGAAGGCAAAGTCTACTACCGGGCCTGGGCATACCTGCCAAGCAAGATGCTGGCCGAGAAGACGGCAACCGACGGCGTGCCGTATGTCCAGTGGGCGCAGGGCGGTCACATCGAGACGATGCCCGGCAACACCGTTGATTGGCGGTACGTGGTGGCACACATCGAAAAGCTGGCCGAGCAGTACAACATCCAGGCCATTGCCTACGACCGTTATGGGGCGCGCGACACGGCGCAGCAACTACAGGACGCGGGTATACCTGTTGTCGAGTTCGGGCAGGGCTACGTGTCGATGTCGCCAGCGGCCAAGCGGTTCGAGCAGTTGGTGCACGAGCGCCAGTTGGTGCATGACGGCTCGCCGGTCCTGCGTTGGAACATCGAATGTTGTGAGATCGCCAGCGACCCTGCGGGCAACATCAAACCGGTCCACCCAGACCGCCACCGCGAAACGACCCGCAACGACCTAGTGATTGCGTGCGTCATGGCGACCGGCATCAGCACCAGTGCCAAGCCGAAGGAGCGTTCGGTATACGAGGACATGGTGCCGGTCACGTTGGGCTGGTAGCACGCCAACCAAAATTCGTGATACCGTGGTAGCACGATGCAGTAGGGATTGTGATACGGCATGAATCTGTTCGGACGACTCATGGTCAAACTCGGCGCAACGCCGCCACCGGATAACGACTTCTGGTATAGGCCTGTGTCTGGCTCAAAGTATTTCGTGTCGGCCGAGTCGGCCATGCGTATCACTGCTGTGTGGGCCTGCGTGCGCGTGATTGCCGAGACTATCGGCAGTTTGCCGCTTGGGATTTACCGGCGCGGCCGAGATGGCCGCGAACTGGACCGCAATCACCCGCTGTACTACCTGCTGCATGACTCGCCCAACCCGGACATGACCGCTTTTGAGTTCTGGGAGTTGGCGGCCAAGTGCTTGTGCCTGTCGGGCAACTTTTACGCGAAGATCCAGACGAATCAGCGCGGCGACGTGACCCAGCTTACGCCGCTCTCGCCGTCGTCCGTGCGCGTGTTCCGCGACCCGGAAACAAAGGTCATGGTGTATCAATACGGGCAGCAGATGTTCACCGCATCGGACATCCTGCACATTCCAGGCCTGGGCTACGACGGCGAAGATAGCCTGACTGGCTACTCGCCCGTCGGCTACATGGCGCAGGCTTTGGGCATGACGCAGGACGCAGAAGGCTACGGGGCCAACTTCTTCCGCAACAACGCCACGCCGCCCGCCTACATGACCGTGCCGCAAGCGTTGAGCAACGAGGCGCGGAAGAATCTGCAGACCTGGCTGATGGAAAGCTACGGCGGCGTTCGCAACGCCGGAAAGATTGGCGTGCTCGAGCAGGGCGCGGAAATCAAGACGGTGGCGATCAATCACCGCGACATGCAGTTTTTGGAGTTGCGCCAGTATCAGAAGGCCGACATCTGCTCCATTTTCCGCGTGCCGCCGCACATGATCCAGGACCTGACGCGGAGCACCAATAACAACATCGAGCACCAGGGCATCGACTTTGCCACGCATACGATTCGGCCATGGCTGACGCGCATTGAGAAGCGCATCAACCTGCAACTGTTTGGCCCGCGAGAGGCAACAAATTACTACGCCGAGTTCAACATGGACGCGCTTTTGCGCGGCGACGCGGCCAGCCGGGCGAACTACTACAGCGCCATGCGGAACATAGGCGCGCTGAACGCGAACGAGATCCGCTCGAAGGAAAATATGAACCCATACAGCGGCGGCGAGTTGTATCTGGTCCAGGGTGCCATGGTGCCAGTCGCGCAGGCGGGCGCGTTTCAGGGAGGTCAGCAATGAATGTAGAGCAAGCGCAACAGCTACTTCTGCAGACGCCGCAATCGCTTTTGTCGTCGCTGCGGCCTGCCGAGTTGCTCCAAATGCCGGAGGAGGGCGACAAGGTCGAGCTACCCGGCAAGCGCAAGCGTGACGTGCTGTTTTACTCGGGCGCGAAGGTCGAGCGCGTCGATATGTGGTCGGGCGATATGTACGACCTGTCGTTTGCCATGGACGGCGGCGACGTTACGCAGCTGGCGGGCAAGCCCGTCCTTGACGGTCACCAGCAACATGAAGTCGACTATGTCCTCGGCGTGGTGGAGAATCCGCGGCGTACCCGTCGCGGCTACGAGGCCACGCTGCGGTTTAGCGACCGCGAAGACGTCGCACCGGTGTGGCAGGACATCGAGGACGGCATTCTTACGAGCGTTTCCATGGGCGTTCAGATCGTTGAAATGACCCAGGCGCCGGATTCGACGGTCAAGCGGCCACACTTGCTGGCGAGCAAGTGGAGGCCGTTCGAAATTTCCATCGTCCCCATCGGGGCGGACCCCGGAGCCAAGTTTTTGTCGGCCAGCCTTTCGGCGGCCAAACGAATTTCTTCCGCGCCCAGCGCGGCTGAAAACCACGCCCGGCACGAGCTGGCGCTGCGCGAGCGGCGTTGGCGGGTGCTGAGCAAATAAGGAGCACACATGACGAAACGAGAACTACTCTCCTCCGTCTCCGCGCTGGAAAACGACTACAGCGCATTACTGGCGGCCTCTGCGGTCGCCGCCGACCCGGTCGCGCATCTTGCTACCGTGGACGCCAAAGAATCCGAACTGAAGTCCGTCCGCGAGCAACTGGCGGCGGTTGAGGCGCTTGAAGCGCGGGCCAAGCAGAACGTGACCCGTGAACCCGCCCGCGTCATCAGCGACAACGAAGCGAAACGGCCATGGGCCAGCTTCGGCGAGAACCTGCAGGCCATTGCTTTTGCTCAGTCCCCTGCTGGCTCGTTCCAGGGGCTCGGCGGCCGAGTGGACAAGCGGCTGTATGAGACGCTGACGGCTACCGGTTCATCGGCCAGCATTCCGGCCGACGGCGGCTTTGCCATTGCGACGGCGTTTTCGGACCTGCTGCTGCGGCGGGCGCGCGAAACGGCTAGGATCTTCCCGCTGGTGAACGAGATTCCGATGGACGAGGGTTCGGACTCCATCGACCTGCCGTATATCGACGAAACCAGCCGCGCCAACGGTTCGCGCTGGGGCGGCGTCCAGGCGTACTGGACCGGCGAAGCTGACGCGCCGACGGCTACCAAGCCCAGATTTTCGCGCCACGAATTGCGGCTGGAATCGCTGAAGTGTCTGACTTATGCCACGGAGCGCCTGCTCCGCAATGCAACGGCCATGGGCGCGGTGCTGGAAAATGCTTTCGCCTCCGAGATTGCGTTTAAACTGGATGACGCCATTTGGCGCGGCAACGGTGCTGGTATGCCGCTCGGCTTTAGCGTCCAGAACTACGGCGCGCAGTTGCTCGTGCAGGTTGCCAAGAAGTCCGGTCAGGCGGCTGACACGTTCGTGATTGAAAACGCGACCGCCATGTTGTCGCGCCTGCTGCGCGACCCCGGCGACCGCATCGCTTGGTTTTGCAATCCGGACACTATCGGTCAATTCCCGCTGCTGACCGTGGGAACCCAGCCGGTGTTCCTGCCGAATAACAGCGCAGTTGGTTCCATGCAGTACGGCACCTTCTTTGGTTTCCCGGTGATTGTTGTCGAGCAGGCCGAGACGCTTGGCGACGCCGGGGACATTGTGCTTGCCAACATGAGCAAGTACGTCATGATTACGCAGGGCGGCCTTCGCGCCGCGCAGTCGATGCACGTTCGGTTCATCTTCGACGAGATGACGTTTAAGTGGAGCTTTGACGCCAACGGCCAGTCGTCCGTCAAGCAGCCTATCACTGCATTTAAGGGCCCGAATTCCCTGTCGCCGTTTGTGACGACCGCGGCCCGCGCCTAACCAATAACACCGGAGCGGGCGGCGCAAGTCGCCCGCACGAAGGAGACCCAACATGCCTCGTTATGAACTATTGAACAATCTGCACTTCGTCAAGGGATCT